ACGCCGAAAAGCCAAGTCGCCGGAAATCAGTTAAGTAACTCACCATGAGAACTACTGTACCAGAAACTGTACCTTGTGTCAAGGGGATAATCCCGGTTTACTGTGGAGACAGGCCATGCCGTGATTACGCGAAGCCACCGAAGGCCAGCAAGCGTGCCTGGCCTGAAGGAGCTACTTGCGAACGGCGTGGATTCTACCTTGACGGCGAACAGGAGCCACAGCCGAATCCTCCGTGTCCTACTCCACCTGAAGGGATGCAGTATGCAATCGTGTGCGGGCCGAAATTGAGCGTGCCCACCGAAGCTCTCAAACCATGATGTGCGGGTGATTCAAAAGTTTCCAGTTGTAAGCAGTAGGGTCAAAGTAGTACAAGTTTAAGTTAAGGAGAATCTATGAATCGCAGACAATTTACAGGCCATCTGGTAGCAGGTTCGCTGGGCGTTGCGCTCGGTGGAACCACTCTCACGATGTCGGGATGTAGCGCACTCAGCGAATTGGAAACTTGGGTTCCTGTCGGCCTCACTGCGTTCGACGGTATAGCGGCAATCGTGGATAGCGTATTCACCGCAGTTGCCACTACCGTAGACAATCTATGGGCCGCTGTGCAGAACGCAATCAATCTCTACCAGCACTCTACTGACCCGCAGAACACGCGCCTTGACAAGATCATTGCCACGCTCGACGCGCTGTCGGGTGGCCTCGCCCAAGCACTCGCGGCATTGCCCGTGAGTATTCCCGCTGCTGTGCTCTCCGCTGCCAAACTCGGGCTTTCGCTCTTAATCGCCACGCTCGTTAGCATTCGGAATAAGTTGCAGCCCGTCCCCACTCCGGTAGCGATGGCCGCTGCGATTAGTGGCACTGCGCCAGCGAAATCAACGAAGGACTTCGTAAACAAGTTCAACGCGATCATGGCAGCGAATGGCCAAAGTTTGCGGGTGAAGTAATGCCCCTTCCACTCTCAAATGGAGGGCGGCGCTATGGTTTCCGTCCTTCCTTCGCTGACCCCACCATCCCGAAGTTCACGATGCAACTACCAGTCTCGCTCCCTCCACAGGTAGATTTGTCGCAGTGGCTAGGCCCTGTGAAAGATCAAGGAAGTCTTGGCGCATGTACTGCGTTCGCCGGTACTGGATATTTCGAGTATCTCCACCGACGCTTCAAGAACGCAACGCCCGTTTTCTCACCGTTGTTCCTCTACTATAAAGAACGCGAGCACGATGGCGATTTGGGACAGGGCGACACGGGGAGTTTTGGCAGCACAGCGTTTTGGGTGCTTCACGATACCGGAGCCTGCCTCGAAAGCACCGACCCTTACGACCCCACGACATTCGAGAATGCACCAACGGACGCGCAACTTGCTGAGGCTGCGAAGTACAAAGTCGGAGCCATGCACACGGTTTCATCTGTGGACGACATCCGATCTTCTCTTGCTTCGCAGTATCCCGTGCTCATCGGCGTATCCATCTACGACAGTTTTGAGAATGGGGATTGGGGTAGTTCGTTCGTTATGCCAGCTCCAACTGGAACTCTCCTGGGCGGTCACGAAATCTACATCCACGGCTACGACGATTACGCTAAGCGATTCAACATCCGTAATTCGTGGAGCGCAACGTGGGGCAATAAGGGCAACTTCTGGGCGGATTATACCCAGCTTGAATCTATCCTGACGGAAGCCCGCATTTTTCATTTTGGAAAGCCTTGGTGAACGAATGTTTGGAGAGAACGAAGAGAAGCGCCTACTCCACAAGATTCTCGCTATACTTGAGAGGGCCTTCGCAGTAACCGACTTTCGGTTATTTCAAAGAATAGGAGACTTTGTAACTATGATTACCGGAGTTCAAGCAGGAGCAACAGGAACCTTTCAGATCGGCTTCGTTCCGCCCAACGGAGTCCCACTAACCTCAGGACCGACCGTAACAGTAGACGATACGCTCGTCACGCTCGGTCCTGTGTCTACGGACGGGCTGTTCACGTTCACTGCCGCAGTAGCAGCGACAGATGTGGCAGCGTCCTTCAACGTAACTGTATCGGGAGTGAACGGCGCGGGTACGGCAATCTCGCACACGTTCAACGTCCCGATTCTCGCAGCGCCAAAGCCGCAAATTACGGATTTTTCTCTTAATCAGCTTTCGTGATCTTCCGGGAGCGGACGGAAGGGGCCGTCGAGAGGGTGATGGGTTACACTCCTGTGCTTCGCCTTCATTAAGCGGCCCTCAAGTCTTAGCCCGTTGAACCGATAGCGGGCGGAAAGGTGAGCGTAGACCACCACGTTAGGGGCCAGCGGCGAAAATGGCTGGGTGATACCTCCCCGCTGGCCTCTCCCACTTTTGCCATGAATCCACAACCTTACAATGAACTCTCCGACCTCGTCTTGCTTGAAATCGCCTGCTGGCGCGAAGCTCGCGGTGAGCCATTCGATGCAAAGCGCGGCGTTTGCCACGTCATAAAGAACCGTTCACTGTCTCCCGCTTGGTGGAACGGGCATATTGCAGGAAGCCTCTCCAGAGTTATCCTCCAGAAGTGGCAGTTCTCTAGCTTTAATCTTGGCGATCCGAACGAGACGAAGTGGCCCGAGGACGAAGACCCTGCTTTTGCCGAATGCTGCGCGGCTGCCGTGCCTGTTTACATGGGTACCGATGAGGACAACACGGATGGAGCTACATCGTACTACGACACGTCAATCGAGTTTCCTCAAGCATGGGGGCCGCAGGGTGGATGGGTGAACACGCTCAATGTCGGGAGACTACGCTTCTGGAAGCCTCTAGTTCACGCTACCCCATCTGACCTTGACTCTGGCGACCTTTGAACCATCCTCGCTCGTAGGCTCCTATCCATAACATCCCCGCGCTAAACGTCAAGTATGGGCTTGCATCTCTGAACGTCTCCCACTCGGGGAACAGGATAAGCAGAAAGTCAATTAGAGCCAATATGAGCCATGCGATACCAAGCGTGCTTACTGTGTTGTTCTTCGCGCAAAACACCGCCAGCGTGCCAAGGATTAAGCGGGCAAGGCCATCTAGGGCGATGCTTAGGAGTTCCGGGAATCCCATATCACCCCTGCGAACGTCAGGAAAATAAGGGCCATGAATCCATCGAAGACGATGGTGTACAGGCGATGCTCCCAGCCTACGATGTGGCTCATCGCCTCAAGCGTGAATGTCGCAATCAGTTCGATGTCGAGGTACAGCCTAACCGCCCGACTGTGATTCGGGGCCGTCCGCGCCCAGATTATCGCGCTCAGCAGCAGGACTGACAGACCATACGTAGCGAGTGCCGACCATAAAATATCCATTCGCGTTCTCCGCTGTGGCGGTCAGGCCGTCGCCTTCACAAGTGGCTACAGAAGGATTCGCAACTGTGCAAACTGTGTCGTACACTTCTCCGGGCCGATGTCCACCGCTCATGTCAATACCCTCGCCTTCCGTTGATTCGTTTCAACTCACCTTTCACTTCACCAATATCGCTCACCATTTGAAGTTGTCCGTTGGCAATTCCGTCGATCCGACCGTGCATACTTTCTACTTTGTCCTCGACCCCTTTAATTCGTGCCGCTAAAGTCCCCGCCGCAAAAATATAACGGAATATCCCAATGAACCATCCGAGTAGCGCTACCCCCCATGCGGTCTTTTCGTGCGGGTTCACTGGGCCTCCACTAATGTCCAGGCGCAGTCACCGGATGCGCCGTAACCCCCACTTTCGCTGCGATGCCCGCAATGTCAACGCTCTGCTGATTCACGCTCTGGCGTAGAGCGGATATTTCGCTGGTCTGCGAATCAATTTTTTGCTGGAGTTCGAGAATGCGGAGGTTGAGTTCTTTTTCCTGTACGGTATCGGTAGGTGGGGTTGGTGTGCGAAGTACTTGCACGCCCATCCCGAGAAGGACGCTCAGGGCGGCTATCGCCAGCCACTTCCATAGTTCTTGCTTGCCGTTCTTCCCGTTGGGTTCGCTCATTTAGGTTTAGTGTACGGTTAACTGCCCTGTGGAGCAACAGGATTTTTGTCAGGCTCCCTTGCTTTCGTAATCTGGTGCAGGGTTTCTTGCATTGCGTATTGGTTCAACCAGTGCCAAATGCCGAGAGCGAGAACGCTAAGGGTGGGGATCTGGAGCACAAGCTGGTGCCCTCCATCCGTGCTAGGCGTCCATGTGTAGTGGATACCAATGGAAACGGCGAACGCAACGAACATGCTGGCTCCGCGATTAATCCACGTCCAGTCCTTTTGCAGCAGTGGAAACCATTTCGCAGACTTGAGTTTGTTGATGACGTACACCACGATTGCCGCCGATGTGAAGTGAGTTACCCCGATACTTGCGTCCATCGCTTCCTCCTCAAAGGGCGGAAATAAATCCGCCCCCGGTCCTAGAAACTGCCCGTCCGCTTCAACGTGAGCAGGTCATCCCTTACCTCTGTGGATGAACCTGGCCAGTGAATCAGTTCTGCCTTTTCCAGCATCGCCCCGGCACGCTTCAAGGACCGCACGAACTCCCTTGCAACGCAGTCGGGACAGGAGGGTGAGCCGCAGAACTGCTGAATCTGGCCCCCATCCTTGATTTGCCTCTGGCAGCCGTGACCGCCTACCGCCGTTACTTCTACTCTGAATTGACCCATTTGTTGCTCCTCATTTGCCGCCCTTTACTCGCAGCAGCAAAACCCTCATTGAATTCCCAAAGTGACTACGCCTGTCTTTCCGTTAACGCTCGATACACCGAGCGGAATATAACTTCCACCGTTCATGGAAACCCACCAGCAGTTGCAGTCGCTCGCAAAGCAAAGCTGCGTGGTAACTGGAAGCGGCTTGCAAAGCGTGTGAGTCGCTACTTTCCCGGCGAACATGACAGGAGCAGGTGCGGGTGGCCCTGTACTTGTGCCGCTCAAGTTGAAATTGTCCGGGTTTCCTGCATTGTCCGAGAACGCGACGAACGCCGTGTTTACGAAGTTTGGTACTGCTGGCTGATAGATAACGTTGAATGTGCATGTCGCGTTTGGCGCGAGTGTGAAGCCTGTCCCTGGTATTCCGTTCGTGATCGTAGCAGGCGAGCCGCAGGTATTATTGATGAGAGAAAAGACAGCGGCCCCAAGACTTATATTGCTGACGACTAGATTCGCATTTCCTGTGTTCTGAAGCGTTACGGTGATTGGATTACTCGTCAAGCCAGATGGCACTTGCCCGACGTTTACGCTGGCAGGTGTGAATGTGGCAATCGGCCCTGTAGCGACCAATGGATTCGGATACGCGAGTGGTGTGTAGTAGAGCGTCCATGTGTTCGTAGCGGTGCATTTGTAAAACACACCTTGCCCGCCGATTCCTCCGTTGTTCCAACTGCCTTGATCTGTCGCCCAATAGCCGACGCCGGTTGTACAGGTGGCCGGTTTGCTGGCGAGCACTCCCCTGCCGACACCAACCGTTCCATTGAAACTATTGTTCTGGTTCCAGAAGCCGTACAGCACTCCCGTCCCATAAGGGCTGATTGCACCGTTCTCGACCACGCCACAGTTGTTATTGTGACCACCCACGTCTCCGGTGTGCGCGAACGCCCCGGTCAGTACGCCGTTCGTAAGATTGTTAATGATATAGGAGTTCTGCAATGTCATGTCCGGGCCAGTCCACGGCGTATTGTCGAAATTCTGAAGGTAGTTGTAGCAGCCCGCTGTACTGTCAGGTGGCACGGCATACTGAAGTACGTCAATATAGGGAGTCCCCGGCGAAGTGATGGTGTTGTCGAAAAAGAAGTTCCAACTGCCCCTAATCAACGCCCATCGGAAATAGGCGTTTGGAGTTGTGTACGTGTTTCTATACCACTCCGTAACCATCGTTGAAGTTTGACCGTTGGGAGTGCCAGCGCCACCGTTGTAATAATTCTGAGCACCGTGGCTGTCTTGAAAGTCAGTAGCAGCCGCATTGTTCGTTTCGTCCCAGGTATTAAAGCGTACTACCCAACGCCCATCCTGTCCGCTCTCCATCCACCCACCGCCGTTGCAAGAGAATGTGGAAGTGTTGTGGATAGTGTTCGTCTCAAAGTAGACGTTATCCGCGCTTCCGTAGCTGAACGGGTAGTAAGCGGAGTTTTGCCAAGTCCGCTGATCGCCAGAGCCAAACGACCTAAAAGGGTACTCCCAACGGTCAAAGGTGTTCTTCCAGATTACGCCCCGAGCTTGAGAACCGACGACCACGCCAGTGTCGTTGTTACAGGAGCTATTACGAAACAGGTTCCCGGTAATCAGGAAGTTCTTGTACGGTTTCGTGTTGTTGTATGGTGCGCCGGTGATCGAAATGACGCGAAAAATACCCCCGTTTGCGTCGAAGGTGAAATTTTCTATCCTAATCGTGTCGCTGTTAGCGATTGACGTCGTGTCAGGTCCGACACTGATTAAGACTGCTGACGAACCAAGGCCGTTAGTGATGACAGTTGTAGAATTGTTGGCGGGTCCTGCACCAACTAATTTTACGCCTTTTGTGATACACAAAGCCGCCGTAGTCACACCATCAGGGCAAAGATTACCTGTACTCCACGTTGCCGAACCCGCCGAGACATTGACCGTATCGTTGCGACTTGCGTTCGTTAAGCAGGTATTTACACTTGCTTCATCGGGCGTAGTTGTCCACGTAGGGCTAGAGCCTGTGCAGGCAGCCCACACACTCGGCGCGAACAGAAACAGTGCGAGGAGTCTACGCATGTTTGAAGCCCCATCCTATAGCGAGATAACTTCCCGTCGTACCAAGCGTGATTGTCGGGTTTACCGATCCGCTTCCCGTCCACACGGCGTATTCGAGTGCGTGAGGGTTGTTTCCTCCGAGGCTCGTATTGCCGCCGCTAGGAATCGTGAATGCAATGGGGCTTGTTCCTGCTGTCCATGCGGTTGAGGTCGCTCCGCCGTCTTGAAAAAATCCAGCGACGATTAGTTCGCCTGTCTGCGAAGCCGTAAAGCTACCTGAAGTGTCGCCGTTTGTCGCTGCCGAGCCTGTGCCTACTACATTCGTGGCTCCGGTATCGGAGCAGCTTGCCGCAAGCCCTGATACCTCATAAGCGGTCATAGTGCTAAACGCACCTGCCACTGTGCTGAATTTCGCTGTGGCGGTGGTAAAGCCCCCAGCGCTGCTGCAAATGACCCACATACCGCCAAATTGTCCGTTAGTTGCGTCATTTACCTGCGCCAACAGCGTAAAGGTGTCAGATGCACCATCCGTAGCAGTTGAACCTGTAAAAGTTGGTGATGAAGCTCCAGTTTGGGCAAAAATGATAACTGAATGACCAGCCCCAACCGATGAGCCGAACGTCGCTGTGACATCAAGTGTGCTTCCACTATTGTTAGCTGCGCTTGCGGCTTGAATGACGACTGGCGTAGTCCCAGTTGCACCTTTGTTGTAATGCCCAGTAACTTCCTGCATATCGTTTAACTCATCGAAAGTGAGGTCACGACTTGGGATGGAATCTGCCCTTGATACGCAGGGCGAAACAACGAGGGAAAATATAAGCGCGAGTGTGAGTAGGAATCTCATCAATTCGCTTGCACCGTGATAAGCCGCGCCACATCCACTGTAGCGCCGTACACACCAACATTTGTGGCGGTATCCGTAGTTCTGGAAATCTTAATCCACAATGTAGAGCCTGCGATGCAACCTGTTTTCGTCAACCCTGTAAGAGTTGCATTCCACGTCCGGTTTGCGTTGCCATTTAGCGTAATGGTTCCAAATGACTGCGCCGTGTTAAATGCTACGTCGTCGGTCGTCGAGCCGTCGCCCTTGCCGCAGGATGTAGCCGCCTGCATGATTATCGTGTGGGCATTCGTTGTATCGGTGCTCGTCAAATCAATCGAAATATCAAGACTCGCCGCCGAGTCCCAATCGTTCGGCAGGTGAACTTTGAAATAGCCAACATCGGACGCACCCCAAGGTGACAACAGGCCATCTTTATCGTTCGTCCCAGCGCGACAAAGTGCCGCAGGGGTAGCCGCTGTAGACCACGCCGAAGCTGCCGTGGCATTCACGCAGTTCGCAGAAGGGACGTAAAAGGTTTCTGGGTAATCAATGTAGACACAAGTCTTATTCGCTCCACCGGAAGTACAGACTTGTTTTGCGGCAGCGGCATTTGAAGCGGCAGTCACCACATTTGCGGCAACAACGCCAGAATCATTCGCTAGCACGTTGCCGCTTCCAACTGTATAGCCAGCGAGGTCCCCGTTTGTAGGGGTGGCGGCAATTGCCAATCCAATCGCGTCAGCGTTGTTATCGTAGATATGCCAGTTCTTGTTCGTGGAGTCGTAACAGATCATCGCTGTTGCGCTGGCTGTGCAACCTGCGCCAGTGGGAATCTTCAAAGTCGCAGCCGAGAAGTCTTGTAGGAACGCCCCATAGGTGTTGGCTTTATCAGTGAACACGGTAGTTGCTGGCAAATCAGCTTCACCAGCACTTTGGTATCCCGGAGTCGCCGTTGAACCTGTGTTGTTCATCCAAAATTTGTGTGCGCCTGCCGTTCCAAGCGTTAGCGTAACTGCACCCGTTGAAGCAGAGTTAGTAATCAACACGCCGTCGCCGGTCAGCGAGGAAACTCCAGCGGATGATGCCCCACAACCAAACGCCCCTGTCGAAGTCGTAAACTGAAGCGCATTCCCCGCACCTGTGCAATTCGGGAATGCACCAAATTCAGGGACACGGTATGCAATATCGTTAACGCCATCCGAAAAGTGAGGTGCTACCCAGTTTATTGGTACTAGCAAAGATGCGCCGCCATTTATGGTGAAGCCGCTGGCGTTCTCAGTGAGCGCTCCAGAAGATGTACCACGATTCCAAAGAATAAATGGCATATTAAAACCGAATCCGGTTGTTGAAGGATTAACTAATGTGTAGGTCTGCGCGGCAGAGTTTGTAGCCGTGATGAGCGATGTACGGTCGCTGTAGAGATATGTGTACGTTGTCCCTGTTTGCGGATTGATTGGCACGCCGGGAAGCGTGATCGTGGGCGCAACGATAGCGCTCGCTGTGACGTTGTAATTAACGAGATAATTTCCGTTCGCAGTAGGTGAGTTCACGCCGCCGAAAGTGCCGCCACCGCCGTTGTACTGAATTGCGTCTGTCGTGCCTCCGGGCGAACCTCCGCCGCCTCCACCACTACTCCCAGCAAAGCAATCCGTTCCATCGCACCATGCTCTTAGCCCTGAGTTATTGGCGATGATGATGTTCCCAGTCGCCTGATTGCCGTGCAATGTGCCGGAATCAATCGAGAGCGTTATCGTTCCGCCAGAGACGTTGAAAATGTCCCAAGTTTGACCACGCAGCGCGTGTTGAAGCGTGAAGGTCAGTGATGCTGTTGCCTTGACCGCTCCTTCATTTGCCGTGATCGTGTGATTTGCTGAATAAGCTATGGCCGTTTCGCCCAAGTTTGCTACCGTAATTCCCGGCAGATAATTGTTCTGCGTCCCGAAGATGTTGACATTTATATTTTGCCCTATTTGCTGGAGTTGTCCTGCGTTCACGATAGTAGCGTTGTAAAGATTGACACTGCCGTTGAATGCGTTCCCCGTAATAAGTGGCAAGCCGCCAGAGGGCATGTTGCTGCTGTCGATGTCGATGCTCGCACCAATGCTGTTCGCGTTAGGTGAAAGATTCGCAAGCGTCACGTCGCCGGTGTCTATCCATGTATTCCGAAGTGTGATAAATCCGGCTACGTTGCCGCCCAGCACATTTGACAAACTGATGAGTGGCATGATGTTCCCTTGAATCTCATGCTTCATATCGAAGGTCATGTCTGCGCCTGTCGCAAGATAGAAAGCGAAGCCACGGCGATTCGCATAGATATTATCGAAGTTCCACTGCTGGCCGAATTTTGAGACGAAAGCTGGAGTAGCAGTGCTTCCTACTACCTGAGCGGGGCCAGTAGAGAACGTGGAGTTTCTGATATTGCCGCCAAAGCTGGACGACACGGACGAGGCGTAATCGTAGAATAGAATGGACATATAATCGCCGTTGCCACCGGACACGAACGAGTCGTCCTCAAATATCTGCGAGCCGTTCTGAAGGGCGTTGAATATGCCGATGCCTCCATTGTTGACCACGTTCAGATAGACCTTGTTGATGGAGCCGCCTTGCTTGAGGAAAAATATCGGATTTGCTCCCTGTCCAATGATAGGGATGTGCGGACGAAATCCGAACTGAGCAAGCAGTTCCCTGTTCGATGAACTGTCAGTGCCGTACCACGCGCCGTTGAACTGAATTGTGTCGGCTGGGCAAATCGTCCCATCCTGATAGACAGTGTTGGCAGTGATGTTTAGATAGGTGCTCGTAACCCAGCAATAAGGCTGCGTGGCAACGCTCGTCTCAAGCGCCACGGGAAAGCGTATCGTGCCTCCGCCAGCGCCAGAGGTGCCAAAATCGTTTGCTCTTGTCTGTGCGGCCAAGATCGCTGGCACGTTGTCGAATCGTGTCGCTGACGACGTTACGCTAGTCGTAGCATTATTTGCGAGCGTGAGCGTCGTTCCCGAGATGTTCGTAATTGTTGTGTCGAGCGTATCGTTAACTGGCGATGATGGCGGTGTTGTCGGCACCCACCAGGCCGTGACAGGCGCAGCCATCATCGTTGGGCCGTAATCGTCGAATGTGTTGTAACTCGCATCGGTGTAGCCGAGGTTGGCGATAAGGCTCATCCCAAGGAATGCCATTGAGCCAGCCGTGCGACCGTACATCAAATACTGTGTCCCATTCGCCCCAGGCGTCGGCAGAACGACGTGATTGCAAAGCCAGTAATAAAGTGTTCCGCCCGTGGCTGTTGCCGTACTTATTCCACGCGAGGCGTCAACGCCACTGTTAAAAGTGACGTGAGTTCCGTCTGGTACGGCAAGGACTATCTTCCAACCAGCGAATTCAGCGTCATCCGTTGTGCCTTGTGTTTTGAAGAGGCATCCAGGAGCAAGATTTGCGCTGGAACCAATTGTTGCCGTGAATGTGTTCAAGATGCCGCTCGCAATACTCGTAATGGCTGTGTTGTTCGCACCAAGCGAAGCGTTGCCCGTAGATGTTGTCCCATTAGCAGAAGCAACCGTATAACCCTCTCCAACATCGCGCATCGCTGCCGAGTAAGCATAAGGCGTTAAACCCGCTCCAGCAGGTACCGTATAGCCCAATCCAGTGAGGTTTGACCCACAGCTTGGCGTCACGGTCGGAACACTGGGAGTTGTCATCGTCTGCGCTGCACCTGCTCCGGCAACCGCAATGCCCATTCCTTTTGCGAATCCTGTTGCACTCGCTACAGCCAGCGAGTTTGTGCTGCTGCTGATAGTTCCCGTTGTGGCGGGAACGGTGTTTACATTGACTGGCACAGCACCAAAGGTCGTGATGTCCACGCCCAAATTCGGCCCGGAGAAATGCGGGTCATCAAGACAGTTGAGTGTTGGTGTAACGGTAAGTTCGGTGCAGTTCGTGTTTGCCAGCGACCCTCCCGTGCCGTATTTTTGCAATGAGTTCACTGGCAGCATGGCAAGATTCGTTAGATTGTTGCTCGCGTTCAGCGTTAGGCAGACATCCCCAGTGTTCGCGGCGTTGCGCCAGCACACTCCTGACTCGTTATTCGCAAGTCGCAAGGTTCCCGTAGATGCGGACGGACTGGACAAACTGATGAAAGGCGCTGTTGCGCTGCCGCCCCCACCGATGCTTGTCCATCCACAAGGCAGGGAACTGCATACTCTGGTTGCGGGGATGCCAGTGTTGAAATACTGCTGGCCCAACGTAGCGTTCACTAATTCGTTGTCCGCATAAGCCCTAGTGTTCGGTGGCGGGTTAAACATGCTGATGCGGATACTCGGCGGTGTTGGAGAGACGGTTTGCGTTGCACCCGTGATCGAAATGCTCTGCACCGTGAAACACGCTGCTGTCGCCAGTGGGCACACAGTTAAGTCCCAACTGCTCCCTGCTGGTGTTATCGAGGTATTCGATGGAATGCTTACACTGTAGTGTCCAGAACCATCCAGTTGACCGGCAATCGTCTGCGCGGTGGAGAATGGTGCGCCATTCCAGAAGTACGGCCCGATTGGGTTGGAGGATGCCACACGGAACACAAAACTATAGGTTCCTGCGTACCACTGTTGATTGTCCGGTGTATCCGCGATTGTTCCACTCACTGTCGTAGACTGCGCGAATATACCAGGAGAAAGTAGAAAGATCAGCACGGCGATAAATGCCAGTTTTCTAATCAAGGCAGCACCCTAACGGAATATGTCTTTGCAGTTGGGGTCACAGCCAAAAGCGCACAGACGTTCACCGTCACCGTATTTGTTGCGGTAACGGTTGCAGTGATCGAAGTTCCCAACGCTGCAATGTTCGTTCCGTCGCTCGGGGTTGCTATCGTCGGCATCCCTACTGTAGCTCCCGTAACCGTTGCTGTTCCAGAAGCGCAAGCCCCTGCCAAGAGAGCGCCACCACCGATTGATCCGGTTGTTCCGGTCATCATTCCTGAAGTCGCTCCTAAAATCCAGACTGACCCTTTGCAACTCCAAGCGTATCCTGTCGAGCTGTCTGTGTATGTGCTGCCAGAAACACAAGAACCTGATGGAGCGCCGCTGCCGTTCTGTGTGGACGTACCGGGGAGTTGGCCACGGAACATAGACAATCCTCACTGTGGAGGATTTTAGTCCTATTACTCATAGTATCAAAGGGGTTTTTTGCGCTTCGGAATTTTTATAGTAGATGGCGTCCAGCGCGTCCTCATAGACTCGCCACTTTACGCCCATTAGTGCGGCCAGTGTCATCTCCATCCCCATCGCAATCAGGTGTTGCCGACCGTAGGGGGCCTTTGGGTTGGTGCCTGGGTCCTCATCGTCTTGATGAGCGAGGTCGAATGAATCCACTTGCTTTTCGGTGACGCCATCATTTTTGCAAAGCACTACTTCGATGAGTTCGTGAATTGCTACGAGGGTGTTGTATTTCCAGTTCCCCGTGTCTGCCACGCGAATCATCAAGCATCCCGGAGAAAGAAATAACCAATCTCCTACCGTCCGGTAGCGCATACACTTCGGCGGAACAATCTCAACGTGAACTTGCTGAATCACGAATAGAAGTCCTCGCTGCCGTAGAAGTACCAGTCGCAATCAATGATGAACTGCGTCATTTCAGCATCCCCGCCTCTCTCAACTGCCAGTAGCGCTTGCACGCCGCATCGCAAACATCTGTCCGATACTGGGCGTTGGGCACGCGCACTTCCTTTAGCATTTCGTAGGCTCCATCGAAGGCCGCGCCAGGTGTCTCGCCAACGGCAAGCGGAGACCCCACCCAGCCGCAGAGTCCCGCTGTTTCCAATTCATCCGACTCGCCGCGTCTCCTCACGTCGTAGATGTAGAAGCGGTCCAGATTCTTTTCGTAGAGTCCTTCGATGGGAACGCCTGCTTTATAGAACTTGTCCGGTAAGCCTTCGCACGGATACGGCGGCACGGAGAGTCGAACGGAGGCACAGAAGGGATGTTTCAAAGTCATTTCTGGTGGCCGCTCCTCGGATGCAACCGCGCAGAGAAAGTCGCCGAATCCCATCGGCAAAAGGCGTGTGAGTAAGGCCGTCGCATCGTAGCCGAAGCGCGGGGTGAACTCCAAGGCCCATGTTCCTTCTGCGTTCGTTATCGTGTTCAGGTCTATAGGACCCACGTAGCCGAGTTCCTGTAGTGGCTCCACGCATTTCTTTAGTCCCTTCTCGAATAGCGCGTTATCTTTGCGGGACATCCAGCACAGCGATCCGCTGCATCCTGTGTTCGGTCCAAGTTCACCGTTGAGAAATTTCTTAGTTTCGATTGTGTGGTTTAGTGCGTAATAGCCGGTGGAATTGATGTAAACTTCCGTGCTCGCTTCCACGCCTTCCACGAAATCCTGCAAGATGTACTCGCTCACCTTTGCCGAGCGGAACAGCACATCGAAGTACCGCACCATGTCTTCAGCGTCCCGCGCAACGTATGTCGTGGATTTGTCGTCCTGCTCACCGATGGGCTTAAAGACTAGCTGTTTGTTTCTTTTTTTGATATGGCGAATGCCATCGGCGGGATTGTCGAACGCTTCCCACGGTGCAACTAGAAGTCCGCAACGCTGCATGAAATCTAGTGCGTAAATGCGATCTTCTTCTAACAAGTCTGCGAGGGAACTATCGCCAATGGTGGGAACTTTTTCGCGGGCTTCGTCAGCATCCTTGCCCATGCCAGTCGCGTCGAATACGACGCACTCATATTCTTCTGCGGAATATGCTCCGTCACCCGGCATTATAGTGACGAGTCCTTTCAGCGCTTCGCCGTACCGCTCCTCACTTACCACGGCGCTGACATCGTGGCCTTCCTGCGCCATCCGCCAAGCCAGCCATGCGCCTTCCCCAAATTGGCTGGCGAGGCAGATTCGCATGGAACCTCGCTAGAGCACTCCGCCCTTTTTCAGTGGTTCAGTGTGCAACTCGCGCTTGAGCGTAGTTGTCGTGCCCTTCCAGCCAGGGCGAGTGCGTGACTTGGTGAACTCCTTCTCGCCTTCGATCCCGAGATGGAATGAACCGTCCGGTGACTGTCCGCTCTGCACGGGAGAAGTGCTGCCCGGTTCCAACCCGTCTATCTGCTTGCTCGCGTGATGAGCGCACTTCTTAGCGTCTTCGATGTTTCCGTAAAAACTCATAAAGCCTCACTTTCAAATTGCGGGACGCAACCCACTTGGGATGAAGTCGCTCCCCGCTCGCTCCCAAAGCACTCTGAGAGATACCGTAGCACAACTTTATGGAACGGGGGTACTCATATGTTTTGCTCCTTCGTACCCAGCCGCGCCCGCCGCCCCTAGCCCGCCAGTGATTAAACCACGAATGAGCCACTTCCTCAACTTGTTCTCGGGGACGGTTGTAGCGAATTCCTTTGCGCCTTTCTGCGTAGCGTTCGATGCGTGAACAAGGTCTGTGTAGTCGCGGTCAAATTCTGCGCTTTCGGGAACCACTTTCCTTGTTTCCTTGCTGATTCCGGTACGCAGTTGGTCAGCAATATCCCCGAATGATTTTGCCTCACTCTCGTTTGCAAACTTGGCAAAGTTATCCAATCCGCGCTGCACTGTTCGCGCTTCCATTGGTGTCAGGTCGCGCAGAGCCTTTCCGCTCACACCAGCTTTATCGAGGATTTGCAGCATCCTTTTTTCTGCCTGCTCAAGAAGTTTGGGGTCGGCGATCTCGGAGAATGTCTCGTTCAGCGTGTCTTGAATGTTCACTTTCTTTCCCGTTTGTGTGGCCGCTTCGAGCGTTGCATCAAGCGCCCTCCCCGCCTTGTCTCTCGCTTGCATGATCGCAGAGTTGCGCTCCAGCGCGTTCATCGTTTTGAGTTTCTCTTCGGTAAGTCCGTACTTTTGCGCTCCACGCGCCGGATTAGCCGCGAACTCATCTAGTGATGCGGGGGTCTTGCCTGGTATCACTTCCTTCGCGTCCACGCCGAGAAGTTTATTAATCTTTGCGAGTGGTTCAGCTTTGGTTGAAAGTTTGGAAGCTACAGCCCCAGCGCCTTTAACCGCGAGTCCTTCGCCACCCGCGAGCATCGTTGTTTTTGCCGCCTCTCCAAGTGCTTCTTTTGGACTTCCCCCACCAGCTAAATTACCAACGCCCGCTCCGGCACCAGCGCCCGAGGACGAAGCAATCAAACGATACAACCACGGCAATCCTTTTGACGCCGCGCCGAAAGCCTCACCGCCAGCAACGGCCCCGACAACTTCACGCGCCATCTTCGGAACTTCCGCTCTTGCAACAGGGCCACGCTCACTAATTACCTTTTGCTGTTCGGAAGTAGGATGTGCCCCACCGAAAAACGAAGTCTCCATCTGCGGCTTGGTTACGGCGGATGGGTCTGGTTTTGTCGGGTCGGGGGTTTCAACTGGAGTGGCATACTTCGCCCACGGCCCCGCTTCACTGGAAGCCTGATACTTCGTCCAGGGACCGTCTCCGTTTGACATTACTGTTTAACCCAGTTTTCTTTCTTGGCAGGATCGCCGCCTTTGAATTTGTAGCCATTCTCAACGTCACCAACTTTGGGACCACCACCTCCACTAGCCGAAGTATCCGGCAACTTCGATTGCGGCCTGCGGCTAAACAGGGCTTCCGTGGTACGCTTCGCCGCCCCAATCTGCATCTTCGCTTCCTTCACGGAACTTGTCCCCGGGCCGGGGATGAGCGCAACCATCGCATTCCGCATCGTGTCCGAACCCGCGCCCATTCCACCTACGGAGCGCAACACCATCACGTCCTCTTGCATCGCCTTCATGTTGGTCAGGTATTGCAGGACTTCATCGGGTGCGCCTTGCTTGATTTTGTTCACGATCAAAGTCTCAAATAGCCCAGGGTCGGGTGAGCGCATTGCTAGCTTGAGAGTAGCCTGCGTCTCTGTATCCAATCCGTTAGGCAACTTGTCTAGCGACTTTTCCAGCGCCTTAAAGTTAGTGGTCAAGCTCTCATGGACGGCATCACGCGCAGAGACTTTCTCCTGTTCCGAAGCGCCTGTGTACCTGCCCGGTTCTTTAGCCATCTCCATCGCGCTTACTTCTCTGACTTCTCCGGTCTGTGTATCCGTTACATCCTTGAACGTGTAAAGAGCACGGCCACGCGCATACGATTCACCACGAATAGCAGCCAGTTTTTCTTTCTGCTTTTCAGAGAATCCTTGCGCGTTCAGTCCGAGTTTTACGGCTTCCTCGTCTTGCTTGGTATAGCCTTCCTGTCCGGGAGCAATCCACTTTCCCTCGCGCTTTACGCGCCCCGTTGGGACACCGCCCACCACTTCGAGTTTGCCGTCGTCTACGAATTTCTTGCCTCCCGGCTTTACGCTCTCTCCCGACTTTGACTTCACTTCAATCGCTGGCTTGGTCGGGTCTGTCTTGTCCAGCGCTACGATGATCTCCGAACCATCAGCTTGCTTCTGTGTCTTGAATTCGTATTTCTCAGGAGAACTCTTTTGCGCTCGAATCAATTCCGCTTCCGCCCGCATCATCTCAGCGGCTACCTTCGGGTCTGTTACACCTTGCGTTGTCGGCGCTTTCTCCTGAATCTCCCGCCCCATCGCCGTGCGCTGTTCGTCGGTCAGTTGTGGTTTCGGTCCGCCCTGCGCTTTCTGGATAAGGTGCTGGAACATCTGCTTCAAACTTTGCGCCGCTCCCTGCTTTTTCTGGCTCTCGGCGTCCGCCTGCTTCTGTTTCGCCGTGACATTTTTCAACGCTTCCCCGTATACGGTGGTCTTCTCCGGGTTGAGCCAATCTTGGTTTAACGCCTTCGCCATGTTTTTCAGTTTCTTCGGGTCGCCGAGCGTCGCGTCTACTTTCGCCTGTGCTGCCTTGATTGCTTGCTGGTCGCCGGACTGTTGCGCCGTGTAGAGTTCGTTGAGCGAAGCTTGCAGGTAGGTCCAGTCGCCCTCGGCACGCAAGAGTTGGTCCTGTTTCTGCTTTTGCACGCCATTCTTGATGCTCGCTCCAAGCGTAGCCAAAAACCGTTGCGTACCCCATGCTCCGGGCCGCGCCGTGTTCATTCCGATGTTCCGCGCTGATTCCACGTCTCCACCCGCAGGGATAGCAGCCGGAACAGCCGTATTAGCCACCTGTTTGCGGCTTGCAGCCTGCATGATGGCCGCAAGAATTTGCTTGGCCTTATCATTGGGGTTGGCTGTTTGCGGCGCTGGTGCGCCTCCCTGTGAGGGAATTGCGGGCACCTGTCCGCTGTCTAAGCCGGGAATGCTCCCACCGGCGAAAGGTGCCGTGGTCAGGGGAACCTGAGATTGCGTTTCGAGAGCCACTAAAACGCTCCTGCAAAGGAACCAATGGTGTCAAGAATCGATGTATCGGCGAGCGGATTCATGCTCGAAATTGCCGAAGACAATCCCTGCACACCTTTACCAACTAGAGGTATCGCGGAAGTCAGCGTATCTAAGAAACTCGGGCTGTTCGCCAATGTGGTTTCCGTTCCCTTGGAAATCCCCATGAGCGTGTTCAGTGAATCCGTGACTGATTTTTCGTACATCTGCGCTTCGATCTGGCCCTCGTTCAACTGCACCTGTGAAAGATAATCCGCAAGCCCGATCTGCGCTCCGCTCCCAAACCGATTGCCGCTGGTTGAGAACTGTTCCATCAGCGATTCCGTCCCTCGCTCAATTCCTGGTTGCAACGCAGCGAACAGATTGTTGATGGCATTCTGATTGAATCCCGCTCCGCCTCCCAAGAAACTCATAAGCGCTGCGGCTACACCGTTCCCAAATGTGTTTCCAAGTTCATCGTGCAGGCGTTTGAGATCGGCAGGCGACATGCCGCTTAAAATTCCACCCGGAGAAGTGCCTGTTCCAGTCCCGCCACCGCTCCCCGGCAACAGTCCCGTGCTTCCGGGAACTAAACTTGTCGGTGAGTACCCACCAGAGTTCGCCCCAAACGTCGGTACTGCGCTACCAGGCGCGTAAGGATTCGATGCTGGCGCTCCACTCGGGATGTTCGATGGAGGCAGTACGGGATTCTGACCGCTGGTTGAGCCACGCGCTGGCAAAAGCGGGTCTGTCCGTCCGTCCAGTCCGGTAGGATTACGTCCGGGAAGTAGCGCCGCCGTGCTTGCGAAGTTGCCCATCTTAGTACCTCGAACTGCCCACCGGGAGCATCACGGGACTCAGCCGCTTGTCCCTCTCAGGTTGCAGTATACGCGCCGCAATTAGGCCCGGTCTACCTTCTTCTCCACCGCTCTGCTGGAACTTCGGGTCGCCGTAAAGTACGTTGTGGATATAGGTCGCTTGATCGTTCCACCGCAGGGCAATCGCTCCGCGCTCTGCGGCAGCATAGGCTACGATGTCGTGCCATTCCGATGGGACTCGCACCGGAGATTCAGTAAGATTTTCGCTGAACGGGTGTCGTACTTGGTACGGTAGATAGACATTGTAATTTTGTCCCGGCTGACTTCCGAACCAGAACATATTCCCGTAGCGCGTGTATTTGAAAGGCACCCCGCCCGGAATGAATAGCAGCGATTGAATCGCTTTCGGTGTCATGTAATCCATCGCGTAACCAACAGTGTTGTTCGTGGTCGCTACGATCCCAGCGGATGCAGCCTGCCCCGGTGTAAGGAAAATCACTGGGTCTTCGCTCAACGTCATGTCGTCGCCCTTGTTCAAAAAGAGCGCCACGGGATACATGTAATTAGAATTTTGCCAACCGAGGCCCGGACCAATCGTTACCAGTGGCCCATTGACGCGCAACTCTTCAAATGGCCAATTCGCCGTGATTTCCCGTAGCGAGTCACGAATCCACGCGGACGGTCGCATCTCTGGATTTGTTGCGCTCTCACTCACATCTTGGCGATTCTGCAAATAGGCTGCGACCTTGTTGATGAGTGAGTTGACTGTGGCGTTTGTCGCCGCTGGAGGAGGAGTCGGCATTTAATTCACCCCGCCAAGTACACTTCACACGGAACTGTGCCAGCAATGCCCGTCAGAGAAAGCGCCGTATATCCGCTCGTCTTGCTGGCGTTGAACCAGAAGTACACATCCCCTGGCCCGATGAAACACTGCTGAACTCCGATTACCAGAAAGGTTACGCTGATCCCGAGATTCGCACTCGCGTGGCGATTCCGTACCCATGCCACATAACTCGTCGGCGCTGGTAAATTCAAGGCGCTTCCTGTTGATAGTGCTTGGAAGTATTCATTGTAAAAAGTCGCTAAAGCTCCGAAGGTCAAACTACCTGGATTTATCATGGAAAGTAGCGGAGTGTTCGCGGCGAGGTTGTCGTAACCCGCTATGGTGGAGGTCAGCAAGACGTTTACGTTAGGGGTGGACATGCCTTCCTCCTCAAATCAAGATGAGTCTATAATTCGCTGATGCGGTAGTACAGCGAAATGTAGCGCTTGTTTTCGTCCAAGGCGTTACAGGGCTTCTGAAAATTACCCCGCCATTATCCGTGTCCCATCCATCTAGGGTTATCGGTATTCTGCCCATCGAATGCGCGATGGTAAAGTCCGTGTTTGGCGTTCCGGGAGTAGTCCCCTGCGCCTTCCAGTTGTTCATGTTATTGTCTTGGTCTGTGTTCGACATAGTGGAGCCGTGAGAGAGTTGCTTCAACACGCGAGCATTCCGCTCGTTCCACCGCCCGATATTGCGTGGATTCTTTTCGTCTCCTAGAGATGTTGATTGCGGTCGCATATCAGTATGTTGTCGTCTCTACTTTCCCTTCCATCCGCACCTTCGTGATTGACACTGGCCCTCCATTTGCCGGTCGCACCACCGACAGTTGTAAGTTTGCAGCAGAAATGGTCAATCCATAAATCAGTGTGCAGATTACTTGACTCGCTCCAACGGTCCCGATGTTTATTAGAGGACTGATACTACTGGTTGGTTTATTAGGGTGCAATGGGTCGCTCGGTCCAATCACACCACTAAGGGCAAGCATTATTCTTGCCACGCCCAGATCACGGTATGACAAAATCACACGGTTAATTGTCGCCGTGCGTCCGGCAATCGCGTCCTCTACTTTGAAATTGTAGAAACTTCCACTGTTAGGATCGTTAAAGTTTGTGGGGTCGAAAAAAAACAGAGATGTGCCGTTGGCGATTAACTCAGAGCCTATCGTTTGCTGCATCCCACCGTTCGATGCTGGCATATCTCACACCACGTTCGGGGCGCACGTTATTGAATTAAGTGTAGTGTCCCACGTTGACCAATTCTTATCTTCAAAAGAGTATAGATAGACTCTCACAAAAGTTCCCAAGAGAATGAAAAGCTGGTACGTCAGGTAGATGAATCCATTAACCAGTTGCGGAATGATATTGGCAAAAGGGATTGCAGTAGAGTTGGCAAGGTCCTTCATAATCGCGTCTCTCGACAATCCCCCGATTGGCTGGGCGCTCGTCACGCTTAAACTGTACACATTGTCTTGAGCTATGAAAGCGCAAGTTGGGCCGTATTGCGCTATTGACCACGGAAAGATATTCCCGATACCATGTTCGCTGGCCCACATGTGGTCGAACTCCCACGGAGTTGCTGCGCTTCCCGTTGGAGTCATTTGCGTAATACCAAAATTTCGGAAGATGTATCCCGCGATTCCCAACATCGCTAGTCCTGTTATTTGGTCGGCAACGTCCAAGAATGGGTTGAACCCAGCGCTCGTATTTTGTGTCGGGTCCCACTGCAAGGGAAGTCCGTTCGCACTCCACCAGATCAAGTTTGGAAAACGGTAAATGTTTCCGTTCCCTTGATCTTTAATGCTCACGTTCGCCAAAAGCAGGGTGTTGTTTAGTTCTGAAAGATACCCGGCTCCTATGGCAATCGGCCCAATGATTGTTGGCCCTCCGGGAAGACCGCCGCCGACCGTAGGAGAATCTGTTAGCGAAATCCCGGCAATGGAATTGGAGATTGAACCGTCACCAAATGTATTCGTGAACACAGGTGCCGTTGTGATCCCATCCCAATACCCGACAAACGGAGTGATTATCGGTCCACCGCCACCACCTCCAGGAGTCGGACCACGGGATATAAAACTGACATTGGTATAGTAGATTTTGTTTGCAAAAGCCCGATAACTCACAGGATTCGGGTCCATATTCCCAGGACCGGCAGCTCCCACAGTCGGCCAGTCTAAAAGTGTAGGATTGTACTGGTAGAGTGTCCCCCCTGCCCAGGCAACTAGGTGGTATGTTCCATTCGCATCCAAGAAAGTTGTCTGGCCGAGAACGCTGTTTCCTATTCCCGCACTCGGGAACGCTGTTAGTTTTGGACGTGATCGCAACTCTTTGTTGCGAAGCATGAAGTTGTTAAAAGCTGGAGATTCTTTATCCGAGATTAGGGTTTCTGGTTCTTCTACGTTCAGGCCGCCGCTGAAGCCTTCATATTCCACGCTGAACGACCCATCCGATTTGATCTGTATGGCCACATCACATCCCTCAGAACTGCACCACGGTAATGTATCCGGTAATGCTCACTGTGGTCCCAGCGCTCAACGCGCAAAGAGCCTGTCCTGCTACCGTTCCCAGCGTGCTTCCGCCACCGCCGTTGATGGGTAGAACGGTAGGCGTTCCAGCCGTGGTGGAGCCTGCCATTGCGCCAGTCAGCGTCGTGGTTCCCGTTCCGCACGATGCGCCTGTGCCGTACTCGAAAACAATGGACCCTGCCGTAGTTGCGGAACCTGCTATGGTGAGAAGGCCACTGCACACGTAGATTGCTTTGCCTGCGGAAAGTGCGAGAAGTTGCGTAGTTGTCGCCGTCGAGATCGTAATAGGAATTACAATCTTCTGACTCGTCGAGCAGGGGTCCACTTGAGACGCCAGTACGGGCAACGTTGTCTGTGCCGACGTAAATGCTGGCACAACACACAACGCTAGAAGTAGAAGCCATCTCTTCATACAGACACCTGCAATGTCCCACTCGGCAGCGCGTTAATCACAAGCCCGGAAATGGGGAATACTTTTGCATAGGTCAGTGTGCCACCGGATACCGCCGTTGGATTCCAAACCGTGCGCCCCATTACATCTGTAAGCAGCAACACGCCGTTGACCGCTGGCCCGTCCCAAAGCATCTGCGTAACTTCGATGAGCTGGGCGAGTTGCGGAAATAAAATCGAAAGCACGTTGCCCTGTGCTCCAGCGTTTGCCAGCGATGAGCGCCAGTCCTCAATGCGAATCAAAAAGTTGTTCGCATCAATGATGGATTCAATCCGGTATGCCCCAGCCCATCCAGATACGTTCGGGTTTTGGATAGAGATGTAATCGTTCGTCGCATGGCCATGTGCTGTCGCTGCTACCTGTGCAGAGCGTGCGCCAACCCGCGTGATGGATGTTATAGCTATGGCCGTAGAAACGTCCGCGACCGTAAAATTCCACGGGTTGCCGCGAATGTCCGCCACTAGTAAACCCCCGAACTGGCGGGCAGTGTATTCATCTGTGAAAGTGGGTCAACCGGATGGATGAGTTTCGGATCGGGCACAAGCTCCTGCCTGTCCTTGCTGGCCTCCCGCGCCCACGCCAACTCAATCGCTCCCAGTACAACGTTGTCCTTCACGTCGTTGCACACCAGTTTGCCATTGTCCCAAGACATATCGGAGAGTGGCCACTTGCGGTTTGTACGGGCGCAAGTTCCGTACACATCCTCCATGAAGGAGCGCCAGATCATCAGGCATCTCCAAGTGTTTCAGTGCCCGCGTGTGGCTCCGGGAGTGGCGTAGCCGGAGCCATAGCGGGTGTGGGGGCAGCATGGAGTGGCAAATCGGATGGAACGCCCGATGTCAGCGAAAATGTATCCACTTCACCAAGGCGAGAAAAGTGCTTGAAGATAAGCCAATCAGACGCGGCCTGGACGCTAGCAAAATCTCCCGCTGTGTTGCAAGAGCACTGAACATGGAACGGCTGGCCGAATCCATCTGGATTGCTTGTGATGACAGCCGAATGGTCCATTGCTCCTCACCTCAGAACATCACATACACATTGTACAACATGCTCAAAGTTACGTTGCCGTTTCCGAGTGTAAGCGCCGGAGTTGTGCCAACGAGTTTTACTTCCAGCCCTAAATTGGCGCAATTCGTGAGGGCGATCTTGCTGCCTGTCGCTGCCGCAAAGTTGGTTGCCACGGTGTCCGCTGCTTGGTCCACAAGCCCAGTAACGAGCATGGAAAGCATGGCGGTTGCCTTGCCCGTGTATTCGATCTGAAAAGCGTTGTCCGCGTTGCCGATGGTGAACGCAGTCCCTTCAAAATCGTAATCCGCAGTCACCGTCGTTGGAACGAACACATATCCAGCCGCAGGGACCAAGTTACCGAGTCCAGAAATTATTGGAGGGGCAACCAACTGGACAGGTGTAGTTTGCAATCCAAGCAGTTGCGCCGTTGTCAACGTGAGGACAACCGCACAGTCCGACGCCACGCCCATCAACGCAGAGCCGTTGTTCACATTTGAGAACTGGAACTGTTCCCAAAACTGTGACAGTAGTTCCGGCGAAACGCCCAGTGTGTTATTTTGAAACGGCAGATTGGGCATTAAAGCCCTCCTAATGGGTTAAGGCCCGTAGCTGAAAAAACAGCCCCTCCAAGTGAGGGGAACGACACTGAATCTCTGTGTTGACTTGAACAGCAGAACCTCCGTCTTGAAATCATCGTCGGTCGAAGCCATGAGCGGTTCGCGGTCGTAAAAATTGAGCTGATGCCCTTCCTTGTCGGCGATTAGGCCCCAGCCGTTAGGCGAAGTCAGATAGTTCAGTTCCAATCCCTGCAAGTTTTCCGCGATGACCCAGTTCAGTTCGTTGTTGCTCGAACCGGGGACGCCAGGGGAGCCAAGTAGTTCGCGCACGTTGCGCCGCTGCTGGACGGTATGGATGAGCCACTTCGGTTTGACGTGAGCGGGGATGCCGCGATCATCTGGCTGCAAGGCAAGCATGGTGATTGCCTGTTGCAAAGAAGTCATGGTCAGGTCGGAGTCGGGTGACGGACGATTGGGGTACGTGCCTGCAGAGTTGATGATGGTCGAAATGTTCGGCGCGATTGTGGTAGCTGTCGGCCCGCCCATCAAAGGCTGCGCTGTATTGAACAGCGATACGCCGTTGGTTGTCGTGATGGTTGCGCCAAGATTGAACAGCGATGCGGCCACCGCTTCACGCGAGAACAGTGCGGACTTTGCGTGCGCCTTTGGCACGTTGCGAATCAGGCCATACTTGTCGTCCGCAACCAGTTGCCGCGTGGCTTCGGTCAGTAAGCCATATTGAATGTGTACGGCCTTCTTCGTGCCGCCCTGCAAGATGCCATCCGACTGCGGGGGTGTGCCTTCCTGCATGATCGGCATAGGGCCAGTGCCCGAGAGTTCGTAGAGGATTTCGTAGGCATCCTCGCTCGTCATCTCGTTGAGGTAGTGCGTGTACTGCGGCGCGTGCTCCTTGAGGTCGGTTGCCTGCCAAAAGATGTGCCGCAACCCCGGAGCAAGGAGTGGCGGAAACATATTTCTCGAAAGGAAACTTTGGGGCACGACAATCCTCCTATTACTTCACCGAATCTCACTACGCGCTGATGGAAACGTCAGCCTGCAAGAACACGAAAAGAACGTGACCGCCAACCGTGCCAACGGGATCTAACGGATCGAGGTCAACGATCATAATGGCGGCACTCGCGCCCGTCTTGTTCAGGTCGGCATACCAGAAGTTGTTGCCCGTGTCTTTCGTCAACCCGATGGCGGTTCCACGAATCTGGTTTGTTGTCGCGGCGGGAGTCACGGTCGCGCTTGTCCCATAGCGTGCGCGGAAAATCATCAACGGACTGGCGATGAAGAAGTAGTTGTATCCGTCCGTGATCGGCGTCATCGGAGGAGTGATGACGGCAAGAGATTGCGTGGAGTTCGCGGCGTAGTTACCGACCGTTGAACCCGGCCCTAGAATGGGTGAGAATCCCTGTGGTGCGCCAGCGCCGGTAGTACCCAAGTTCTGCGCGTTCTGTGCGGCAACACCGGCGATCAAGTGGCCCGCGCCAACCGTGCCATCCCAAAGCTGTACTCCGCCATCGCCAGAGTTCAGCATCACGGGCATACCGTACAGGAATGTTTGGCCGGACTCTTCGATGATGGCCTTCGTCGGGAAAGATACCGCATCGCCGTTGTAAAGCTGCGGCTCGATTGCATCGGCAAAGCTGGCCATAAATTATGCTCCTCTATTCCTGCGCCTGTTGCGTAGTCTGCGCGAAAACTGAATGCCCTGGATTGGCCTTGCGGCGCTCATTCGTGATTTGCTCACCGTCTAGTTGCTCGGTTCGGAAGCCGGGAATCAGATTTTGCGCCGTCATTGGCTTGCCGTCCAAACCAAAGGGCTGCGGGTACGCCAACTGGTAGGCGGCGATGTTCTGTGCCTTCCGACTCTCGCGCCACATCCGCATCGGAATCTTCATCAGGCGGCGATCTCCAGAGCGAATCTCGTCAGAAAATCCCTTACCGTCCTTTGACTTCCTGTTCTTGTCCCGACCAACCACCGTGTCTTCCGTGCACATCTGCACATCGTCGGTAGTCGCAAACTGCCATCCGGCGTACTTGAGTCCTTCCACGCGGTCATGGAATGGAGTCTGGCCGTTTCGGTCCTCGGCCCAGTGGTAGTGGAAGTCGGTATTCAGGATTCTTTCAACCTTTCCGGAAATGGGAGGGGAGATGCTGCGAGCGGAAATACTGGAATCAATCAGATCGCGCAACTCTTCTGGCCAAGCGTTCGGGTCCCTGCCGTGGTCCTCAATGAGTTGGCGCTGCAATGCTTTTGGTAATGTGTAGGATGCACTCATACTACCTGCCCCGTTTCCTTCATCCACTTAGCAAACTTGGCAGGGTCCAAGCCGAGTTTTTTAATCTGCTCGGTGGCTGTCAATGATTTACCAGTCCGCTCATCCACCCAAGTCAAATCGGGATCGGCAAATGGGGAGTCCTCGCCGCCTGTATTCGCGGCGGCATCTTCGAGGAAAAACTTTTTTGTGTTGTTGTCTTGGCGCAACCCGCCCTTGATTGCTTCCTGTCCGATTACAAGACTCACGGCGTTGCGACAACGCTGCGGGTAATCCCCTTTCACCTTGTCATCCATCGGGATTGTTGCGAGAACTTCCTTAATGCGCGGCACCAGCCCCGGCCACTGCGCTTTCACTTCATCCACAACTTCGGATTCAGTGATGCGTGCGTTGGTCAGCAGCGACACCATGAGTAGGCGCTTGTTTTCGTTTTGCAGTTTTTCTTCTGGCGTGAGGTTGTCTTCAGCGGCGCGAGCGTTGCGGTTCTTTTCTTCGTTGAGGGAGGCGGTGGCTTCCTCTTCCATCTTGTTCCACTTGCCCAACAGCGTGTCAACGGCTTCAAACTTTGTTTTGAACTTTTCTTCGATTGCGGTGCCGAGGCGTTCAACCAACAAGTCCGCTTCGGACTTCGTTTGGCTGTCGTTCGTTCCGTCCGCTGGTTTCTTGTTCCAAAGTCCCATGACTATCAGTACTCCTTGATGGGACTACGATACTAGTACCAACGGGGGGCTTGTCAAGCCCTATCTTTTGCTTGGCCAATGCCTTCTCTTGAGAGAGAAGAAACCGCCTCCACCAGTGCTCGGACACGATGTACAGCTCCTCGGTGCACAAACGCAAGCAAACGGGATGAGCCATCATTTTCTCTCCTTCCACTCTCGATACTCTTCCGCGAGGCCGATCAAATCCTCAAACGCTGAAAGTTTCCCTCGCATGAAATTTTGTTCCGCAACGTCTACTTCGTTCTTCGGAATCCCATGCCCGATTTCGTAACTGTACGAATCTACTTTATCCTGCAACTCCCCCAGGAGCACCGCCCACTCCGGGTAATGCAGGAGCGCCTCCACCCCCGAGTCTTTGGCGAATAACTTCGGCCATCTTTTGGACTGGGACGGGTCCACCGCCGCCGCTAGCGGGTGCTGGAGGTTTCTCTTGGCCATTTTTTACAAACTCCTCAATCTCTTTCAAGTCCGGGATAAATTCTTGAGGCTGTTCCGAAATTTGGAACTGGCGCACGATTTCCTGCATCAGTAAAGTTTTGGAAATGATTACGGACAACAGCCACTTTTTGTACGGGTCGGGAACAGTTGCGGTCATTAACGCCTGAATCTGCGAGCTGGTTTCCTTGATGTACCCACTGACCGCTTGGTTTAGGATAATCAGATTTTGCTTTGTGATTTCCCTATTCATGCTGGCAGTCGCAGCACGCATAGAGATTTTCAGGACACGCGACAGATGATCGTCGAGCGCAGCGGTCAGCAGCTTCTCGCTAAGGCCAGCAATTCTAGCCTTGCTGCCAAGGCCCATGAATCCGTAGAAGTCCACGCACAACCCACCAAGTTTTACGTGTGAGTGGCGGAAGTCGGATGTGCGGTGATCGTTGCGGGAATTTCCATCCTGCATTGTGGACAGCGTAGCCATTGCTCCGTACTGCCCTTTTTTGTTGGTGCCACCCGCTCCCGCCCCTCGAACGGCTGGGTCAATTCCAGCCCTCATCTTCGCTTGCTGCATAATCAGTTCTTCGTTTTGCAGCGAAAGAGCACCGATGGCCGCGTTTGCCATTTCGTAGTGCTGGAACGTGTCTTTCTTGGCGGGGATGAACATGCCCGGCCACAATGTGAAGTTGCGGTCAATTGTTTTATTCTGATTGTCGAGCGTGTTTACGCCCAGCATTCCGTAGGTAATCGCGTCGTTACGTTGGTTCTTCTGTGTGGAGATTTCCTCTTGGAATCCCTGCAACATCTTTGCGAATCCCTTGCCCTTGATGGACAGTCGTGTTTCTACGATAGGCACGCGATTCTTAGGGATGAAGTTGTAGACGCAGTTCAGCATCGTTTTCGAGTGCTGGTGAAACCAACAGATCAGGCGATACTTTTTCTGATTGTGCCACCACGAAAAATAGCACTCGTAGATGTCCCACTCGGCCATCGTGTTATCTTGCGAGTCCTGTAATCCCTTGCGTTGGTTCTCACGGCGCTTGATGTCGGATGGTCCGAATCTGTCAGGGTTGCCGAGGATGGCTTTAATTTTCTCGGGGTCAAACTGGCCTTTGTGCGCCCGCTCCATCAGTTTCCGCTTTTTCAATGTGCAGCGGCGAATGATTGGATCGTTGTCCTCGAACGGAATATCCGGGTTGTCTATCAGGATGTCTTCAAAGGCGAGGTTGATTACCTTCGGGCCAGCGTAGAGCGTCTCTGTACCAAAATGTGACTTCCCTTTTGTCCCGTTCTCGCTCGGCGGTTCGTATCCGGCATAGACGGCTTCAATGCGTTCCTCTGGAGCGACGCACACACGCGCCTTTCCGAGTCCTGCTGAATCCGTGAACCATTCGTTCTCTCGCGTGTACAGGTCCAATTCTTGTGGTTCGTAGGCTACGTAATCAAAAAAACTTTCCAGCGTTTTAGCTTTTTTGGAATTTTCCTTCGCTTCTTCCGGTTCGGCTTCCGTGAAGTACCGGAAGTTCATCGCTGGGGAGGTCCCCCAAATCAGTTGGAGAACGCGAGCGGATAAATCATCTACTGCTTCGGCAGCCAGGGGATGCACAAGATTGGAGCAATTCGGGAATGGCCAACTCTTGTTCTTCTCGCGTGGCTCCGCGTCCAAGATGCGGCGCAACTCGGGAATTTCTTTGGTGTGGACGCGCTCCCATTTTTTCGAGAGTGCATCTACTTGCTTCTCAATCCACTTGGCGATGGCCTCTTGGACTTCACTGGGGAAGGAGATGGGGCGAGGCTCGAAACTGCGGGGCGGGCGTTCGGAGATCGTTGCGGAGGGTGTCGCCATAGAGGGAATACTAGCACAAATCTTTAATCATCTGTCTCACGAATTAGCCAATCCTTCACCTTGTCGCAAAGCCAGTTTGCCGTCTCCACTGTCACGGAATCATTTGAGTCTACGTGTAGCGTATACCCACCGTCCTCTTTTTTCGTATAGAGAATCACCATGACGTGAGTGGAGTTGTCCTCGCTAGCTTTTTCCGTTGAGCGAATTAGAACGTCCGTGACATCGCCGCCCCGTAGGACTTTGCTCATGCTCAGTAACCTCCCGCTCCGCTACCACGATTTACGAACGCTGTCTGTTGCTCTTGCAGGAACTTATCCGCCCCGTGGACCACTTCAATTGTCTCCGTGAAGTTCCCCAACACGTCAAGGGTGTCTACCGCTCCAGCCGGGTAGTTGTCGAGTTGATTCACGAATTTCTTCTGACTTTCATGCACCCACAGTTGCCGTCCGCGAAGAATCGGTTCCAGTGATTCAACTCTGTTTTTCATAGCTGCCTGTGAATCATCATCGGGAAACGTGTTTACGTTTAGGCGGAACTTTGGCTCCTCGATGCGATCACGCTGCTGAATGTAAAATTCCAAGAGTTCCGATGCGAGGGTTCCCATCCAGAAGTTGTCGAGCTTCCACCGCTTCGCCGTCTTGTAAATCTCCTCCACTAAATCGGAGTACTTGGAATCCTCGGCCCACAACGACATCAAGTAAATGCGCGTGCTCTCGGAGTCGTAGCCTACAATCCAAATTATGTGCTCGATACGATTTACTTTCTTCGCGTGGTTCGGGTCCACGATCATGCGGAGAATCAATCCACCTGGTTGGAGGTCTTCAACCACTTCTCCATCTTGGACTTTGTGCTCCAAGAGCAAAATGTTCCGCAGGTCGTGTAGAGGCAAATCGGGACGCGATTGCTTAAACTTGAAGTAATTCAGGCACTTCACATCAAAGATTTTCTCCCACGGCAACGTGTGGAGGTTTAGGTAAAAGTGTTCGTAGTCGCCTTTCTGCCCTTCGCCAGCTTCCAGCCGCCCTTTCTCTTTGTGGAGTAGCTCGATAGTCCATTCGGTCGGCAGGATTGGCTTGCCTGCCGGATGCAACTTGCAGCAACCGCCCTCTGCGCTATGAGTCTCAAACTTAAACTCCGGTTGATATTTCTTAATCCATGCGTTCAGGTCGGCGTGTGCCCATGCGTTCCCGATTACCAGTTGGCGACGCGCTTGCTTTACCAGTGGGTCAAAGCGTGTTCCCACTTGCTTGTGCCAGTCAACCAAATCTCGGACGATACGCCCATCCCCTTTCAGCAACGATGTTTGCGCTTCACGGCCAAAGTTGTCGTCTTGAATTATTGAATTGACGTGGATTCCCTGCAACGCTTGGCCGACTCCGCGATACTCGAAATTCCCCGTTGTGGGGTCGCCACCCGGCAATCTCTTCTGAAATTTGTGATGGTTTGTCCATGTGCAGCCGCGGTCAGGAAGTACTTCCCGGAACGTGTGCATGAACACATCGTTGTTTTCATAGGCTTCGTCCACACTCTTTCCGATAGCTGCCGCTTGTTCCGCGATCTCATGGCAAACCAGCGTGCGGTGGTTTTGGTTGTGCATTGCACGCATGAAACGAATCCACGCATCCCCGCAGCCGAGTTGACGCATATTCTCTTCATCGCTATCTGAATACGGGAGCGCCCACCAAATAGACAGCCCGATTCCGAGTGTCGTCTTGAAATGCGACATCGGAACTTCCATCACGGAAAATAGGTGTTCACTTTCTAAGGAACGGCAGAGGTACTTGTGGAGTGTGGTTAGGCGATTCTTCCCGAGCGTATATTTTGTGAACCAATAGAGGCTACCGAGGGAGTTGAGTCGGATAGCGCGAAAGTGTCCGTCGTAGTCGTCGGATATATCAGGAACGGGGAGGATTTTCCAGCGAGCCATATCAGGCGGCTGTGTGTAGTGCCGCGCTGCGCTTCACTGCGTTCTGTTCCAGTGATCCGTACATGCGCGACAAAATTTCTGAATCACGTAGAATTACCAGCACCACTTCCACGGTCTTACCTTTTACCGTGACGGCAGACATGTCGTAGGCGTGCCCAGCGAACGATGGGTAAATCACTTTATCGCCGCGCTTTCGAGTGGGCAAAATTCCTTTCCCGCAACAGGTCGGACACAGAGAACTTGCCTTAGAAATAAATTCAACCGTTCCCGTACCGTCGCACTGTAAACACTTCGTACCGACTAGTGGCCCGATACTCACGATGGTTCCTGTTGTTGGTCGGCCTTTTTCCTTTTCGGGAATTACAATCGCTCCACCCTTGCCACCGCACGATGGGCAAACAACCCATCCCCTGCTATCGCACACCGAGCAACGCACGCGCAATGATTCATTGCCAGCTTTGGGGCGTGTGCCCATGCCGCTACATTCCCCGCACGGAATAGTAGAGACTTCGCGCCCTTCGTGCGTGTGCTTGTTTTCGTCCAAGCATGTTTGGCATTCGTAGCCGGAGCGGTAGGTGTCCTGCAAAATTATAAGGCGGTCATTGTCTGCCTCAAATCCCGCTTGGCCAATCCAGATCACGTTCTCGTCAAAGTTTGTTTCGATGTCAGGCACGCTTTCCCTCCGTCACATCTTGATTGAGGATTCAATTATACTCGATGCCGCGTTCGGCCCCGCAAGCTTCATCACCATTACATGGTTGGAGCCTGGTGGTTGCTGGTTGAAGCCGACAGCGAGCTGCACAACGAGCGCATCCATCGTTACCCCTACTTGGTCTTTGTGGTTTTTAGGGATTCCGGTTACGGCGATTCCGCCGTTCTGCACTTTCATGATCGAACCGATAACCCACTCGTTGCCAACTTTTACGTGCACCGCGTCACCTACTGTCAATTCATTCCCCATCATGTCTCTCACGCACCCACCTCCACTTTCTCAATCGTGATGTTCGACGCAAAACTCACGTAGAAAACTGCCACTGACTTGCCGTCGCGTATGATTCGCAGCAACCGTTCGTCATCTTCCATCTCGCCGGTAAACTTGTCCTTGAGCCGCTTCGCGCACTCGATTCGCTCGCCGGATACGCGGCCTACTTCGCAGCCGTCTACGCGGATAACGAAAGTTTCCATTATGCCACTTTGCCTTTCAGCGATTCGCGCCACTTCTTTGTTTCTGCTTCCGAGAAGTCCGCAATCTCGCGTAAGCAAGAATGGTCGAATATCGTATTGTCATAGGGACTGAAAACAAACTTTCGCCATGCGCCGTGGAATAAAATACGCCCCAATACTTCATCGCTCGCCGTGGCGGTAACTTCCCACATCTTTGTCTTTCTCGCTGGAGCGCCCGCGTGTAATTCGTTGAAGTACAATCTCTCGCTCATAGTACCTGCTTCACATCGAATCCTGGGAAAAACTCAAAGTGCTCTTTGTCTGCTGGCTTTACGGGAACGCATAAAACTTCTCCGTTGATTGAAACCCTCGCCTCATGCGAACTGATTCCATTGGCGAATCCGGGGAAGGTGAACGGTATTCCGCATTGCGTGCAGCGGAGTTTTATGTCGCAAGTATAAGCGTACACTGGCCCACCCTCGCCCCTCGTCAAGCGATTCACTTCCGCGTCCACTCGAAAATCCTCATGCTGGCAATCGCTCACTTTTTTCGTGCCCCGTTCTTCGCCGCAAGCGCGGCCCTGTTCATCGCTTTTCCAATTCTCCTGCCCATTCGTTGAGAATGTAGTTTGTAGTTGGATTTAGCTTGTGCGACTTCTTTAACTCAAAGCAGAGTTTCGCCGCTTCTATGTTCAGGCTATTCTCTTCTTCGGCATAGCGATTCATTTTCGCCTGGAACTCATTCTGCGCTTCCTGTCGCTCGAAGCCAATCTTCTGCCGGTGTTCTGCGATACCAACGGCCTTTACTCGCTCGTTGCCCGATAGCGCGATCTTCTCACCCGCCAGGGTGGAATGCGAGAATCCGTAGTAGGCTCCTACCAGTATCACGGCGATTGCCGCAACTACGATAAACTTAAACCATCCCGGAGTAGCTTGAACTTCTTCCTCTTCGCTCTCGATCACTTCAGGTTCTTCGCTCATTTTCCACCCTTTCCATTCGATTTCGCGCCCTTCGCCGCAAGCGCGGATTCCCCGGCCACCGATTTTGGTTCGTCGCATGGATAGTCCGCGAATCCCCAGTAATCTTCTAGCGTGATCGCGTCGTCCGTCTTGTCGCTCAAATCTTCGCCGCAGTTGTAGCAACTGGCGTGACTCCCCTGATTGTAGTAGGAGTTGGTGAAGCACGCAGGACATTCGATTATGAATATGTCCCAAGCGTGACGGCCTTCGCGTATTGCGGCGATTGTCATCGGGTCATCTTCTGGACGCTGAAATTCTTTGTCGCTCACGCTGGCATACCTCCATGTTCCCGCGCCAACCGCTCGCCTTCTTCTCGCGGCATTAACTTCACCTCGATAGAATCCGAATGGTCGTGCAGCACGATTACCAGGTCCTCTTTGCCCATCGCGTCAATGTCGGCAAGCGAAAACTCGATTCGCTTCTGTTTCAACTTCCACATAATGAACGCCGCAATCTTATGCCAGTGGTCGCGCACGGTTCCGAGAACCGGATGGTTTGGATTTAGTTCATCGGGAAACGGTAGGCTCACGTTCCCACCTGCTCGTCCGTTCCGTCCCAAACAAACTGGTCAAGAGGGAAGTGTGTTCGGCAGTGGCAGCAAAAAGTGCCGCCGTAGAATCCCGGATCGCGTGCGTAAGTTTCCGCCAGTGCCAAGCCCATCGTGGTAGTTGTGCCGCAAGTTTTGTGGAGATATGTCCTGCGAACAGGACGCACAAAACCTTTCTTGCGCTCATCGGGGCAGAGCACAACGTAGTCTTTCTGCATACCTGTGCGCGTGTCAATCTCTCGGTGCTCTGGTGTTTCTGGATTGCCGCTCAACATGCACCGCTTTGACCTATCCGCTTCGGGTATTTCTTCGCGCTTTGCCTCTTCGATTGCCACCCGTGCGCTCTCTACAAGCCTCTCTACGATGGCAGGATCAGGAGTCAAATCTTCTGGCTTAGGTCCGAGACGACGATGGTGCATAAGTTCGCTTTCAATCGCCGCGATTCGCTTTTCCAATTCGTTGAGTCGTTCTTCGCTCACTTTCGCGCCCCGTTCTTCTTCGCCGCAAGCGCGGATTCCCCGGCCACCTTCTCCATCGCCGCTGCTTTAAGATAAGCGCTTAATGGAATAAGGCCAGCCGCGTGTTTTATCTTCGCGTACTCCGCTTCACTCACGATTACTGTAATTCTCATACTTGCGCAGCCTAGCGCATGATGATACAGTCTGTCAAGTAGTTAGTTTTGAGGAGGAATCGAATGGAAATACCCAATTATCTTCAGGCGGTGAGAGTCAAGAAGCATGACGACAAATTGAGTATTGCTGAATTGGCGTGCGCTCTCTACGAGGGAATGCCACATGTTCAGAACCTCGCGGAAAAGACAGCACGTAATTACGGCAACGCTGGAGCTTTGTCATTCTTCGATCTGATGGGACCGGACGTGCAGAACTTTTGGATGGGAATTGCAAAGCAAATCATCGACCACTCGAAAGAGTGGGAAGAGAATAACGGTTCAGCGTGCTGCTTGTCGAAGCGTGAACAGAAACGGCTTGCGGAATTACCTCGCGTCAGTTCATAGAAATGTTATGGCGACTTTCAGACCGTGGCGACCCTTCGGCGTGCAAAATCGCTGACCGCCACTACAATCGTCAGAAACCGGGAACTCCTCAGTTCGTTCCACCGGGAAGATGTTTTGTATTGTTAACCGAAGATTTAACTTGTCTGTGGGTAACTTCGTGGCCATTCGCTCAATTTGTAAAGCATGAATGGGCTGGCGCTTGGGTAAATTCTCTTTTTCGCCGTGAAGGTGGGGAAAAAGCAAGCATACTTATTCGCGATGCTATTGCGGCGACTCGTTGGTTTTACGGCGACCCACCAGAATTGGGAATGGTCACATTTATTGATCGAGAAAAAGTTCGCCCACGCCGAGCGGGTTACGGAAAATGTTATCTCGCAGCTGGCTTTGAAGTGGCCGGGGAAACGAAAGGTGGGTTACTTGCACTTAGGATGAGGCCGGAAGTTATGCCGCCAGCGGAGAAACCGCTGATGGGTTGTGACAAATTTTTTACTTGACACGGAAGGGGGTGTGGCAGAAACTATGCGACATGAAACCCGAACGGTAGATTCCAACCGAACCTTACGTTTACGTTTTTGTCCGCACCGACCTTCCTATTCAGCATCAAATAGTTCAATCCCTCCACGCTGTTTATCATCTCGCTGGCCTTCGCTGCGAGCAAGGCACGCCTAACATCGTGCTCATCGGCCTTCCCAACATCAAATCACTTCGACGCGCCGAGAGAAAGTTAGAGGCAGCGAACATTCCTCACTACTCATGGTCCGAACCGGACAACGATTGGGGATTGACTTCGATTGCTACGGCTCCGCTCGTTGGCGATCAGCGAAGGGTTCTGGCCGATTATCGAATTTACTCCGCTCCTGTAGCTCAAAATATAGAGCGCCCGACCCTAAATCGGGAGGATGTTGGTGAAATCCCAACTGGGAGCGCCAAGTTTATGCACGCCGAGTCGGAGGCATCTGACTGACCTTGAGTGGTGCGGCGTGCTCCAGTTTGCGCCTGTAGCTCAGCGGGAGAGCAACGGTCTCTAAAACCGTCCTCGAATAGAGCAGCAGGTATTTAACCTGTTGGTCGCGGGTTCAATTCCCGCCAGGCGCTCCAGTTTTTAACTTGTATTTCATCTCAGTTTTGGCACACTATTAACACTTCCGAGTGCTGTCAATCCACCGGGGCGTGGAGCCGCGAACTTCACGCCCTACCCTTTCGCGGAGGGGAATTGCGGAAGTCTCACGACATCGGGCTAAAGCCCGGAATTTTAGATCGTAAACATATCGACGCTATGGGAATGTCTGTCTGGTTGTACGCCTGGATTATTCTCCATCAAACACAAACAACTGGATTCGTTCACGGCGGAGCCGTTATCACCTACGCGCTCATCCAAGAGGAACTCGATGTCCCATGCCGAACGCTACGTAGATGGATGAAAACTCTTCAACGCGGTGGATACATCGAAGTCACCTACTCAGCTTACAAGCGAATGCGAATCAGGGTTGAAAAATCTAAAAAATTCAACCACCGCCAGCACGCAATCCAGTTCCCCGAATCCATAAGGGCCAATAGTGGCCGTTATATCCGGCCAGATGTGGCCCAAGGTGCGGCCAGAAATGGCCCATTCAATAAGAGTTCTAAAGAGAGTTCTATAGAACCTTATAAAGCGGAGGAGGCCGCTGCCGCATTTTCCTGTATTGGGTTCGATGAACCGTTCGGACAACCCCCTTTCCAGAAAGTATTCCTAGAGAGGATGGCCAAAAGGAACGGAGACTGGCTCACTATGACGATGGAAGCCACGATCCAAGAGTGCCAGAGAAAGAAAATAGGTATACCCCCACAGTTTTACTCAGCAAAAAGGTCTGTAGAGTCCTTAGAGAACGCCGAAGCAGCCGCCAAGTATAAGAGAACCCCCCTGTAGTTATAGATATATAAACAATCCTCGCAACAGGTAATATAGAGTGTTATCAAATACGCCAATAGATAGTACCGGGTTAAAAATT